TGGTAACACTGATCATAGAATCAATTATCATAGGCTCAATTGTCGTACCAGCTGGCACAGGGTTGGTATGTTATCTGAAGTCGGAAAGGAGACGTTTGCGCTTAGCGAGCAGACTCCTATCGAGATTCAAGTTTACGTGGTACAGGCGTAAGCAGGATCTCAGAAGTGTTTTCAATGGGTTAGATCTAATGCATAACCATGCACAACAGAACCATACTCATGGAAGGGCAGCTGCCATCAGAAATGATGCCAGCGACTTTGCTGATCGATACAGTGAACTGTTAGGACTTGGATTAGTCTTCTATCAAGGATCTGCTTCGGATGTCAGGAAAGGGAGAATGTACTCAAGGTCTTATTATTGGGCGAAAGACACGGATGTGAAAGAGAAGTCATTTAAACCAAAGTCGGATGACATGGTTTATATGGGAGATGTTGATTATTATATTAACATGCCTCAGTTTTTGGCTGAACGTTTTCACCCAGTGTTGATTAGCACAATGCAGCCTGACAGTGCTGGAAAACAAACGGAAGATTACCAATATAGATGGTTGGATGATAATGAAATATTATATAAAGTTTCTGGAGGAAAACCATATCAACATAAGATTTGGGCGTATAATGATGATAATTTTGTTGTCTATAATACTTTTCTAGGCATTAAATTATCTGCATCTCATTATATGCTTGATCGCAAGTACATGGATCCAGATCATCAATTAATATTAATGACTCCTTCTACAAAATGGTTATTTCCATTTTCTTACGTAGTATCATGGTTCCTATCACACCCAGTATTGAACAGACTTGAACCCGTATGTGGTGAGTTTGTGCGATTAGAAGTGTTTGAGAAGAACATGAGACAGCGGAAAGATATTTCCGGTACTTCTAGGACTTTGGTAAGTACGGGCCGTGTTAATGAGGTATTATCATGTACTATTGGCGTAGAGACGGACAATGCTATCTCATCGAGATGCAGAACTACCAAGCCAACTTTGGCTATGGTTGAGTCATGCGTTAATATTTATGAGAAACCTAAACAGGGCACAAGGGTTAAGGGCTTGGAAGTATTGCTAGAATGGCATTTACTACAAGTTTCATTTCATGCACCTATGGTATATAATGCACCTTCATTCGTGCAGAGGTACCAGTTTCAACCATTTGATTTCGATGCAAAACCAACAATGCAATCGTTCATGAACCCATTATTAGATGGTGCTTATGCTCCGGATGCAACTGTAAGTAATGAGAAGAGATCAATTAAGGGAAGACTGGAAAAACCACAAGCTGAACTGAAGAACATCACTATAACAAAGTATTTGTATGATGAGATGAGGCAATTTGCAAAGATGATTTTTAGGGATCATGCTCATTCATTAGTACCTGTGGATGAAATGGAGGTCTTCAATAGGCAGGATAGACCCACCCAGCGCAGAATATTAGAGGAGGCTGGATACCTCTTACCTAACGAATACAGTAAAACGTTTATGAAACGAGAAGCGTATGGAAATATTAAGGACCCGAGGATAATCAGTACTATAAATAGTAATGACAAACTCGCTTATTCGAGATACATGTATGCCCTATCTGATTATATTAAGAAAGAACATTGGTATGGATTTGGCCTTACACCAAGAGAACTTGCTCTTGAAATTGCTAGCAAAGCTACTAATGCTAAATCTCATGCTATTAATTCTGATATTGATAAGTTGGATGGTCGTATATCTGCGGTCTTAAGGGAGTTAGAGAAAATTATTTTTACTACTGCATTTAGACGGGAGTATTTGCCTGATATATTGGATAGGCATTCGCGCCAATACAACATTACTGGAATCGGAAGGTTTGGCACAAGATATAAGAGTGGTACAGCAAGGCTGTCTGGATCACCTGAAACATCAACAGCTAACACTATAGATACAGCATTTGTTGCTTATCTAGGATTACGTGGCACAAAAGAAAATGGACATTATTTAGGACCGAGAGAAGCATATGCAAGACTTGGAAAATTTGGTGGAGATGACGGAACACAATTTGATATCGATCCACGATCGTATAAAAGGGCCGCTGAACGAGTTGGATTAAAAATTAAAGTCGAGGTGATTTCGAAAGGAGCACTTGGCGTAAAATTTTTATCCAGGTTCTATGGACCCGATGTATGGTTTGGAGATCCAACATCAATGTGTGACGTAAAGCGCCAAATATCTAAGTTTCATTGCACTGTGAACTTACCTCTTGGATACACGTCGGAAATGAAACTCCTTGACAAAGCCTTCTCATCCAATTTAATGGATAGTGAGACGCCTATTATTGGAGATTTTACTTGTGCGGCTTTGAATTTTATGCCTGAGAATTACATGCATGTCAACTTTTGCAAAAACTGGTGGGCACAATATCCACGCAATGAACAATATCCAAATCAATTTTCTGATTGGATGTTCGATGTCGTTGATCGTGACTTACCGACTTTCAATTATGGAAGTTTTAGACGCTGGCTTGACAAAGCAGATTCTCTGCAATATCTTATGAATGCACCTAGCTTCTGCGAAGCTATACCTCCCGTTGCTGTAGATACTCCCGTGTTAGTAGGAGACATTATACTGCAACCGAAACCTTCTAGCGATTGTGCTTCCACCACATCGTCGAGTTCTACTATTTCAATTTTATCCCGCAGAAATAGAACTCGTGGGCGTAAACACCCAAAGAAAACCCGTAAGACGTTAGCTTGACTATGTCTGCGTTAAACAACAATAGAC